ACAGATCCCACCGCAGGTCCTGATGGCGCTGGACCCAAAAGCCAAGAAAGGGCCCGTTGCTGTCGGAACAAAAGTCTTTGGGTTCGAGATCCCTGAGTATCTGCGCGGCCTGGCACCGGCCCAGTCCGATCTGGGACCACCTCCATCAGCTGTGGATTACGCGGCAGTTGAGACCGGTGTACCAGAAGGCCAGCGCGACCAGCTGGTGTTTCAGCTTCTGTGCAGTCTGCGGGCCCGGGGGGTTGATTACAATGAGGCCCTGCAGCAGGCCATTGCCCTGGGTGACCGTTGCGCCCCTCCGTTCCCCAGAGAAGAAGTGGTCGCAAAGATTGATCACGTATGGTCAAGCTACCCGGCCGGCAACACAGCGCCAGGGCCGGTAGAGACGGCATGGGGCCCCGCTGCCCAGGTTGTCACAGATGATACGACCACACAAAGCTGGGACATCATTGAGAAGCTGAACGAACGGTACGGCTGGACTACCATCGGGGCCAACGCCTACATCGTCGACACTCACCGCAAAGATAAACTCAAAATTATAAGGTCCACCACATTTAAAGAAATGTACAGTAACCAGCGGGTCTCCGTGCCAGCAGCCAATGGAGAGACCCGGGCTATCGAGGTGGGCAAGGCCTGGCTGCAGAACCCCAGGCGTCGTGACTTTGAAGGAGTGTATTTTCATCCTGCACAGACCCGGGAAGGGTGGTATAACCTCTACCAGGGCTTCGCTGTCGAACCAGCTGCTACGCTCGATATAAGCCGGATTGAAAAGTATATGTGGCATGTCAACAACATCATATGCTCAGACGATGTGGAGCTTAAAGAGTATATCTGGGCGTGGGCGGCTGATATGTTCCAGGTCCCGGCGGATAAAAAAGGTGTGGCTGTCGTTTTGCGCGGGGGGAAGGGCACAGGTAAGGGTTTTTTTGCAAAGCCGCTCCTGCTGCTGTGGGGGCACCACGCAATGTCAATAATCAACCCGAACCAATTCACCGGGCGCTTCAATGCCCACCTGGCCAATAAGATTCTCATGTATATTGATGAGGCATTCTGGACCGGAAACAAAAAACAAGATGAGGGTATTGTTAAAGGTTTGATCACGGAGTCAACCATTGCCATCGAAGCCAAGGGTGTTGATGTTGTGCTGGTGGATAACTTCAACAAATTCATCATGGCCAGTAACCAGGACTGGGCGGTGCCGGCGACGCCGGATGAGCGGAGATTTTGCTGCATCGATGTCAGCCCGGAAGCTGCCCAGAACATACGGTACTTTGCACAACTACAGGCGGAGATGGATCACCCGGAGTTTTTGCCCAACCTACTTCGCTACCTGCTGGACTACCAGTATGATCCTGTCACCGTGCGCCGGCCGCCCGGGTCCCAGGCACTGACAGATCAGAAACTTCACGGCCTGGAGCCTGCACAGGAGTGGTGGTACGAGGTGCTGCAGAGCGCCTACGAGTCCAATATGTATAAGGAATGGGTTAAAGACGGCTACTTTTTCAAGACGACTGAGGAGCTCCACCAACAGTATATAATGTGGTGCCAGGAGCGGCGGGCTTTCATCGCGGGCCGGTCATTATTCGCCCAAGCGCTTTTCGGTAAAGACGGGCTGTGCCAAAGCGCTAAAAAGAAGCGAAGCTCAAAAGAGGGGCGCCCTATGGGGTATTTGTTTCCAGATATCGAGGTTTGCCGCACTGATTTTGAGAAAGCTGTTCGCGGAACCATTAAATGGTGATATTTTTCGGGGGGTGTTCCACACTCCCCGATGTCACACCATGTCACATCTATTTTTTTATAGTGTGACAGCTGAGATCCGCGCTATTCTTGGTTTGTTTTATCTGTCATATCTGTCACACTATATTATATTACACGTGAGAAAAAAAAGAAGATATATGGATAGATAGAAAAGATAGAGAGATACGTATCTCAAAAAAGAGTGTGGTATAAAAAATAATAAGAAATTTGAGGTGGTGACATGGCTGGATGGTGTGACATTCCGCGACTGGCGCGGCTCTCCGCGTTTTTTAGGTGTGACAAACCTCTGACAAAGGGGTGGTTTTTGCTCTATCTCGCTCTATCTCCGGAGATACAGCTGAGATAGAGCTTTTTAGGTAAATAAGATACAATTAATAAATAAGATACAATAGATGAATCTCATTCAGTCTGAGCTGTATCTTTTTTCTATCTCGCTGTATCTTTTCTCTGTTTTTCGGTTGTTTCGCAATTGTTCCACGGTCGTTTTTGGACGTCGAAGGTTTTTTTCTTGACATTTTTGTTGCTGCTCATTAAGCTTTCCCAAAGGTTTAATTTTATTGAGGATTTTAACGATGCCAATAGGGAGGCCGAGCAAATACAATGAACTGACTCTGGAGATTACAGAAAATTATATTCGCAACTACGCTCAGTACGGCCATGCAATTCCGTCAAATGCTGGTCTGTCGATAGTCCTTGGTGTCCATAGAGACACAGTTCAGTCGTGGGCAAATGATCCGGATAAAGCAGCTTTTTCCGACATGTTGGTGAGATTGCAGTCTGAACAGGAGCAGATTCTTCTGTCAAAAGGGCTAACTGGCGAATATAATTCGAATATTGCCAAGTTGGTTCTGGCTAAACATGGTTACGCTGATAAATCAGATGTCAACCAGAACATTACGATCCACGAAAAGACGATCGACGACCTTGAGTGATGGACGACAAAGAGCGGCGCATACGGCAGCGGTTGAAGGACGAATTTCCGCACTACGCTCGTAAGTGTCTGAAAATACGTGCAAAAACACCTGTCGTCATTGATGGTGTGCCCCGCAAAATCATTCCTTTTGAGCTCAATCGAGCTCAGCTTTATATCCACAAAAAACTCGAAGACCAGAAAGCCGCGACCGGGAAGGTCCGCGCGATGCTGTTGAAGGGCAGGCAGCAAGGCTGCTCAACCTACGTGGGCGGGCGTTTCTACAACAAAACGACGTTCCGCCGCGGGGTCAAGACATTCATCTTGGCCCACATGGAAGACGCTACCAGCAACCTGTTCAAGATGGTTCAGAGATTCCATGAACATTGCCCGGGCCCTGTGAAAGCCAGCACCTCGTTCTCAAACCGGCGGGAGCTGGTATTTGATAGGTTGGATAGCGCATACGGGCTCGGCACAGCCGGGTCTAAGAATGTGGGCAGGTCTGACACGATCGATTTTTTACACGGTTCTGAGGTGGCTTTCTGGGAGCGCACCGATGATATTAAGACGGGGATTTTTCAGGCGGCTGAGCTGGCTGAAGAGGTGATCCTGGAGTCTACAGCCAACGGCCTGGGTAACATGTTTCACCGGATGTGGCAAGATGCTGAGTCCGGTCGGAGTGATTACATCGCTATTTTTATCCCCTGGTACTGGCAGGAAGAGTACCAGCGCCCTGTCCCGGAAGGGACGACATTCGACCAGGACGAGCTGGACTACCAGGCTGCGTATGGGCTGAGTGACGAGCAGCTGTACTGGCGTCGGCAGAAGATTGTTGACATGGGAGACCCGGTCCTTTTTAAACAGGAGTACCCTGCCACGGCATCAGAAGCCTTCCAGGTCACTGGACATGAGGCTTTGATTTCCCCAGAGATCGTGCTGCGGAGTCGTAAGGCTGAGGCTGATCGGTACGGCGCGTATGTGGTGGGCTGCGACCCGGCCCGGGAAGGTGACGACCTAACCACCTTCATCCGACGGCAAGGCCGGAAGGCGTGGAACCTGGAGAAATTCTCCCAGCTCGATGACATGGCCAAGGCCGGCAAGGCCCGGCTCATCTTGGATGGAGAGCCTGTGGACTGCATGTTCATTGACCGGGGCGGTGGCTCCGGGATGTACGACCGCTTGGTCGAAATGGGGTACGGTCACCGGGTCCGGCTGGTGAACTTCGGATCCACAGCGATGAACCCGAAACGATATAAGAACCGGCGAGCGGAGATGTGGGGCGAGATGAAGCTCTGGCTGGAGTCTGATGAGATCACACAGATCCCGGATGAGGACTACCTGCAGGCTGACCTGGTCTCGCCTGGTTACAAATACACGTCGCTCACACAGCTGCAGTTGGAAAAGAAAGAGGATATCAAGAAGCGGATAGGTAAGAGCCCGGACGCTGGTGACGCACTGGCCCTGACCTTTGCAGAGCCGGTCCAGGTGGATGCGCCCTGGCAATATGAGGATGAGCGCGATTACGAATCACAGCACGACACGGTTGATAGTGTGACGGGATATTAACAGCGAGGTATTGACATGGTGATGGAGATGGTAGAGCCCCGGGAAGAAGAGATTGTCCAGGGGGAGGATGAGATCATCCAGGCTGAGCTGGCCCGGGAAGAGGCGGCTGCGCAGCAGGAAGAGGCCGCGGTCCTGACAGCTATGAACCTGCTCAAGGCCTGGCACGCCCAGGTCAATATAGCCAAAGAGCTGGATGATGAGGTCATTGAGCGGCTCGGCGCCCGGGTCATTGAGGACTTCAATACAGACAAGGACAGCCGCGCGGATTGGGAGAAGACGAACAAGGAGATTCTCAAGGTTGCCCGCCTGGCGCTGGAGAAGAAGCTGTATGCTGGTGAGCAGGTAGCCAATGTGAAGTACCCGTTGATCACGAACGCGGCGATCCAGTTCGCTGCCAGGGCCTATCCTGAGATTGTGAAGGGCGCAGATGTGGTGAAGGCCAAGATCGTCGGAGAGGACCCTGATGGGCTGAAGGCGGCCAGGGGCAAGCGGGTGAGCGAGCACATGTCATATCAGCTGTTACACGAGATGAGGGACTGGGAGGATGGGGTTGACCAACTCCTGTTTACCATGCCTGGGATCGGCTGCGGCTTTAAGAAGACCTACTACTCGGGTGTCGAGTCGCGTAACATCTCGGAGATGGTGTTCCCGGAAGACTTGGTGGTGCACTACAATGCGGTCTCCCTTGAGAAGGCTAGTCGTGTGTCCCACATCATTTATCTCAGTCCCAACGAGGTGGTGGAGCGTATCCGCAGCGGTGTTTATCTGAACTTCGATCTTGAGGATCTGGGTAAGCCGACCGGCGAGGAGAATCAGCCGGAGGGTCAGGATGATGAGGATACCCCGCACAAGTTCATTGAGCAGCACCGGTGGTATGATCTGGATGGAGACGGATACAAGGAGCCCTACATCGTTACGGTGCACTTCGAGACGCAGAAGCTTGTCCGCGTGGCGGCCCGGTTCGATCTGGAAGGGGTGTTCTATAATGAGGACGGGGAGATCGTGCGTATTGAACCGGTCCACTACTTCACCAGGTTTTTGTTTTTGCCGGCGATCGATGGCTCTTTCTATGGGATGGGGTTTGGTACGCTGTTGCATAGTGTGAACAGCTCCATCAACTCTGTGATCAACCAGCTGCTTGACGCAGGTACGATCAGTAACCGGCAGTCTGGCTTCATTGGGAAGGGTATCCAGCTGGGCCGCGGCACCACGATGAAGTTCAAGCCTGGAGAGTGGAAACCGGTGCAGACGACCGGTGACGACCTGCGCAAGAACCTGGTGCCGCTGCCGACACACGAGCCGTCAGCAACACTGTACAACCTGCTCGGGCTACTGGTCGAGACCGGCAAGGAGTTGTCCGGCATCACTGAGGTACTGTCCGGCCAGTCCCCGGGATCCAATGTCCCGGCAGAAACAACCCTCGCCCTGATCGAGCAGGGGCTGCAGACATACACCGCGATCCACAAACGGATTCACCGGGCGCTGTACCGCGAGTTTGCCAAGATCCGCCGGCTGAATGTGCTGTATCTGGATGAGAGCGCCTACGCGGCTGTGTCGGACAACCCCAACGCGGTCAAAGCGCTGGACTATGAGTCCTCTGATCACGACATCATTCCCGTCTCAGACCCAAACAGCACGACCAACATGCAGCGGATCATGCGGGCCAAAGCTCTCCTGGAGCTTCGCGGCCAGGGCCTGAACGACATGGAGATCAACCGTCGATACCTGAAGGCGCTGCAGATTG